AGTTCAAATGAGTACTATACTGAGATCGACCGCAGACTTCGGACGGAATTTCCGCACAAGTTTGCGGCTCGCAAACCGGGTGGAGGAAGTCAGGTCGCCCCTGCTGGCAACTCCGCATCCCGCAGCACGACACAGGAGCGCCGAACAGTGCGGTTGACGCCATCTCAGGTAGCCATCGCTAAGCGGCTGAATGTTCCGTTGGAAGAATACGCCAAATATGTGAAGGACTGAAAAGATGGATCGCAACTCCCGCACTTCTGAAACTCGCGAGACTGAATCGCGCCGCAAGCCATGGGCACCGCCGAGCGTTCTTGATGCTCCTCCGCCCCCTGAAGGATACAAGCACCGCTGGGTGCGTTCGGCCATTCGGGGCGAGGAAGACAAGGGCAACGTGTTCAACCGACTGCGTCAGGGCTACGAGCCCGTGCGCGCGGAGGAGCATCCGGGGTACCAAGCACCTACCATTGAGGACGGCAAGCATGCCGGGATCATTGGTAACGGCGGTCTGATTCTGACCCGAGTACCTGTCGAGACAGCCCAAGAAAGAACCGCGTATTACGGGGGCCGGACCCGCGAACAAATGGATGCTGTTGATCAGGACCTCATGAAAGAGCAACATCCGTCGATGCCGATCAACCAAAGTCGGCAGAGTCGGGTATCGTTTGGCGGACGGAAAAAGTCCGACTGATAAGGAGCAACAACTATGGCGAACACGTCTGGTGCGTTCGGGCTTCGCCCGATCAACCTTGCTGGTGGTGCACCCAACAGCCAAGGTACCAATGCGTACTACATCGCTTCTGATGCTTCCGCGATCTATAATGGGTCCCCTGTTATCGCGACCAACGGTGGCACTATTGCCATCACTGGCTCGGCTTCGGGCGATACCTATAAGCATCTCGGCGCATTCAATGGCTGCGAGTACGTTTCTTCTGTGACCGGGAAAAAGACTTGGTCCAACTACTGGCCCGGTTCGGGCGCGAACACGAACTTCGACATCGTCGGGTACGTGTACGACAACCCGACCCAGCGTTTCGTGATTGCGACTGACGCAACCTTCACGAACCGCGCAACCGCCAAGGCTGCAATCTTCGAGAATACCCAGTTCAACACCGGGACGTCGGGTTCGACGACCACGGGTGTGTCCTCGGCTTCGCTCGACGTCGCAACCTTGGACGCTTCTGACGCCTCGCTGCCGCTGAAGATTCTGGGCATCTACGATGACCCGACGAATCAGGACTACGCGGCCGCTGGTCTTCAGATGATCGTCATGTTCAACAACCATGCCCTTCTGGAAGCTAATTCCGAAGGCACGGTGGCATAAGGAGACCTGACCCATGGCAATTTCGCGCGCACAGTTGGCGAAAGAGCTTGAGCCCGGTCTCAATGCTCTGTTCGGCATGGAGTATGCTCGGTATGAAAACCAGCACTCCGAAATCTTCACCACCGAGTCCTCGGATCGTGCATTCGAGGAAGAAGTCATGCTGTCCGGTTTTGGCGCAGCACCGACCAAGTCGGAAGGCTCGGGCATCTCGTATGACGATGCACAGGAAGCCTACACCGCTCGGTATAACCACGAGACCATCGCGCTGGCCTTCTCGATCACCGAGGAAGCTATCGAGGACAACCTGTACGACCGCCTCGGCAGCCGTTACACCCGTGCCCTCGCCCGCTCGATGGCTCACACCAAGCAGGTGAAAGCCGCTGCCATTCTGAACAACGCCTTCACTGGCGGTGCTTCGGCTGGCGGTGACGGCGTGGCTCTCTGCGCCACCAACCACCCGCTGGTGAACGGCTCGACCTTCGCCAACAAGCCCACCACCGATGCCGACCTGAACGAAACCTCGCTCGAGGACGCTCTGATCAACATCGCTGGGTTCGTGGACGAACGTGGTCTGAAAGTGGCTCTTCGCGGCCTGAAGCTGATGATTCCTCGTCAGTTGCAGTTTGTCGCTGAGCGCCTGATGGTGTCGAACCTCCGCGTCGGTACCGCCGACAACGACGTGAACGCCATCCGTTCGATGGGCATGCTGCCGGAAGGCTATGCCGTCAACGACTTCCTGACCGATCCGGATGCGTACTTCATCAAGACGGACGCACCGCGCGGCTTCATCCACTTTGAGCGCACCGCGCTCTCGACTGGCATGGAAGCTGACTTCGACACGGGCAACATGCGCTACAAGGCGCGTGAGCGTTACTCGTTCGGTTTCTCGGACCCGCGCTGCGTGTTCGGCACCACCGGGGCCTAATCGCTCAAGGACGGTTGACAGGGAGGGCGGGGGAAACCTCGCCCTTTCCTTTTACGGGCGTCCCGTGTACACTCCGAGCAAGGGCTAAACAGCCGCGCAGACAGGTTGCCCTTCCTGACGTTGCACAGACGGCGCGGCTAAACCTTGTGCAAGGGGTAAAACCATGGCTTCAACTACTTTCTCGGGTCCCGTGACCTCCACCAACGGCTTCGTCGTTGGCGCGGGCAGCTTCATCGCCCTCACCGCCCAGACCACGGCGTCACTGCCTGCGGCTGCCGCGGCTAACGCAGGCCACGTTCGTCTGGTCAGCGACAACGGCGCTGGCAACGACGAGTACTGCATTGTTGTCTCGACAGGCTCTGCTTGGGTCACCGCTGTCGGCGCGGCTCTCAGCTAATAGGAGGCCCACATGGCCGGTTCTGACGTAAAGGCCAAGAGGGTCACTGCAACGGGAGCGCTCAGTGTTGGGCGCTCTCGCCTCCGCATGATCCTTGTAACCACCACAGGCGCAGGCGCGGGTCGCTTGACCCTTACGGACGGCGACGGCGGAGCGACGACAGTGGACGTCGATCTCGTGGCCAGCACGACGCATAACGTCTACATCCCGGAAGAGGGTGTCCTGTTCTCCTCCGATATACATGTCGCAACAGCCACCAACATCTCGGCTGCGACTCTCTTCTGGTCATAAGGTAGGGCCCATCCTGTGGTAGATATTCGCTCAATCTCGCAGGTAGGCACCCACGAGCCTTTTGAACTGCAGGTGTCCCGGGGCCAAATCCCGGGACACCGCAGCGTTGTCGTTTTCGGCTATAACCCGGACGTGGACACCTCGCGCGTCACCGTCTGGCCTTACACGGGCATTCTTCCGCTGCCTGCGGCGCCACTGCAGATGAAGGTCTCCTCAAGCAGCGCCGACGACACGGCGAACGGGACGGGGGCTCGCACGGTCTTCGTGGCGGGTCTCGATGCCAACCACAACGAGATCAGCGAGATCGTGATCCTGAACGGGCAGACAGCGGTTCTGACGACCCAGTTTTTCCTGCACATCAATAACGCTTATGTTGCGACTGCAGGCTCTGGTTTGTCGGCCGCGGGGGACATCTACTTCGGAGACGGCACCGTCACCGCAGGCGTCCCTGCCACGGTCTACGATCTCCTCAAGTTTGACTACAACCAGCGGATCACCGGAAGCTACACGATCCCGGCGGGCTACACGGGTTACGTCTCGCAGGGGCTGTTTTCTGCCGGGCAGCCGGGCGGATCGGCGCAGGTCAGCGGCCGTCTTCTGACCATAGGAACTGACGGCATTCGCCGCGCAGCGGCGATCACCACCGTGAACAACGGGGCAGCAGACTACGTTTTTGAATACCCGCTTGCGATTCCTGAGAAGACCACCCTTGAGGCAACAGCCCAGAGTAGCTCGAACAACAATGAAGCTTCAGCGATGTTTATCATGGTCCTAGTCAAGAACGGAGGACCGCTCTGATGGGTAAAAGTCCGGCTTGGACACGCAAGGAGGGTAAGGACCCGAAAGGCGGTCTGAACGCCAAGGGCCGCGCTTCGGCGAAAGCGCAGGGGATGAACTTGAAACCCCCTGCCCCGAACCCAAAGAGCAAAGAAGACAAAGGCCGCCGCGCGTCATTCTGCGCCCGGATGTCCGGGATGAAGGCGAAGCTGACGAGCGAGAAGACCAAGCGCGATCCAAACAGCCGGATCAATAAGTCACTTCGAGCGTGGAACTGCTGACATGAACCGTGGTAGTATGACCCAACAGATCACGGAACCCGGAGGGAAGAGGATGGCAAAGGTTGGCTTGTATGCTAACATCAACGCCAAGCGGAAGCGCATCGCCGCAGGCTCTGACGAGAAGATGCGGAAACCGGGAACCAAGGG